AGCCAATAAATGAACCAATAACGGTCGTAGCAGCAACAGCAAGAACCGCCATGTCCTCCACAGTCATTATCTTTTAGGTGTTGCATAACCAAATACGCCTGATAGGACTGACCACAATACAGCTCTGTAATCTAGTTCAAAGTTAGTTGCTGACCATGCTGCAAGGAAGGCTCCAGCTGCAAGGATGATTGGATTCTTTAGATTCATAGTGTCCCACCGATCATAGGTATTTGATAAAATTCACCCAGTAAGTCAGCTTCTTTCTTAAAGCTAAAATGCACATGGTGATTGTGTTTGTTAGCCCCTGTGTACTTGCGCCACTTCCAGTTGAGAATAGGGGAGCAGATTCTCCCTTCAAAAATAATGTAAGCAACACGCTTCTCGGATCGTGATTTACAGGCTTGACGAATTTGATCAACAAGATCGGGCATGAGGTCAGGCTTTGCTTTTCCAGATAAGTCACGATCGATGTCGAGGGCACGAACCCAACCTTTGACATCTGGATTGTGATCAGACTTACGAGCACCATGTCGGGTATCACCGATCCAACCATCCGATGCGCGGTCACGATCTGGGAAGGCATCATCGATCTGTTCGCGAAGTTGGATTGCAGCTTTACTCAGGCGCGGATTCATCTTCGATCACTTCTTCGTACTCTGGCTCTTCTACAGCGATTGGCTCAATATAGGCTGGCACAGATAATCCATCTGGAGATACAGGCCATGCAACATTGCGTGGATCTTTTACCTTTGATGGTAGATCCCTAAGAGCTTGACGATATGCCTTCCATGGCTCTAAATCCCATGGCGCATCGCTAAGCATCTTGCGATCGGATGCACCCAGTAAAAGATTTCTGCGGAGTCTTAATCGCTCCCAGACCCACTCATCGATTATTTCTTCTGTTTCATAATCTGCTAGATAGTTCCAAGTTTTCATTTATTATGCCCTCTCATAGACAACATCCCAAGTAACCTGATCTCCTGATGTGTAAACAAAAGGAGGAGTCACACCCGTATCCCAGTTTATTCTTCTTGTGTAATCTGTTGCGGCTGCAATTTGTAACCATCTTGCCGACATTACAGTAGTGCTTTCCATCTGGGTATGACCACTTACATTTATTGCTGCACTTGCATCTCTAAAATTTACTATGCCTATCTGACGAGTTGCATCACCAAATCTTGAAGTTTCAGGTAAAGTAACAGTAAACCCACCCGATGCGCCTACGGCACTTGTTGATCCAAATGTAAATTTTCCGTAGTAATGAACCATCTTGCCAGTTACTTTGAAATAGGAAAGGAATACCCCGTCTCCTAAAGTCCAACCACCTAATGTAGGTGTAAATGATGTATATGCGGCAATGCCAGAATCTTGCACCCATGCTGTGCCGTTGTACATAAACACACTATCAGAGTCTTTTAGTACTGCAATCATGCCTTCCTGTGGGGAAGTAATAGCGGTATCACGAGCAGCAGCTGTAGCAAACACCATGTTGGCTTGAGATGCCATGTAGCCATTTGTGTCGGCAGCAGTTAATACCGATCCTGCCAGAAAGTCCTTAAAGCCTAATCCTGCTGCCATGTTATCTCCTAGTATCCCAGTACATTATAGTCTAAAGTGCCTTTTACGCTGTCATTTAAGATCAAACCATCCAAAAGGCTTTCATAGGTTTGTATCGTAGTCACCCATGAATTTGGCCTAATGTCATGCTTTAATCCTTGGACAAAAAGTGTCTGTGTAATCGTTGATCCGCCAGGCTGGACATTGCTTATTTGCACTTTGTCAAAGTAATCAATATCCAAAATAGAAATGACATCATTAGATGTAGTAATGGCATTAAGCTCGATGGCTAAATTTTCGATACGGATTGCTGTGTCTTGCCTACCTGCTACATAAGCCCGAGCCAAGTCCAAGGCTAGGGGATCTGTCTGCATAAGAAGGTTTGACTTATTGATCGAGTGGACAAAGTATTTAGCCACCGATGCTGAATCTGTGTCTGATTGATCTGTGCCACCTACCCTAGCAAAGGTGGCCTGATTGACTAGCAGCTTATCATCGAGTGCAAAGACAATATTGTTATATGGAATAGCAGGTGGAGTCTGACCAAAGGACACAGGGTTGGGATAGGTCAGATAAGAAGCTATTGAAGCACTTTGATTTGGCGAACCAGCCCATGACACATTGGCTGAAAAGTTAGTAGGAAAATCTGAGAAATCACCATCAAAGTAATATGCAGTCTGTGTTGATGCTAACTCTAACATCAAGCCATCTACAACAAAAGAATCCCCAATACTTCCCGTTGTGTTAAATCGACAATATAATTCCATCCAAAGAACACTAGGATCCGTGATAGTGAAAGTTTTAGAAATCTTAGTAAAAGATGTTGGATTAGCTGCAATGTTTGTTGAGTCTAAAGTGACTGGAGAAGTACTACCTGTTGCAGTTGTAAAACCTCTAGCTTGCATGTATAAATTTCTAGTTCCAACTACATTCCTTACCCAAGCACTCATAGTCCATGTTTGACCGTTAGTAACTGGAATTCTAAATGTTGTGTTACGAGTAAATACTGTGCCAGAATTGACTGTTGAAGTAGTAGAAGTGACTTGCAGACTTGTAGTGCCATATTTTGCTAATGTTGTATTTGCAGACAAATTTGCGCTAATGGTAATCCAACCAGCAATAGTTGTTTCAAAGTTAGAATTTCTTACATAGTTAGTCGATGTTGTCCTTGGAGCAAATCCGATGATCGAGTTTTGACGATCCTTAAATGTTGCCTTGCCATCGGCTGACATGTAGAAAGCACCTAAGCCCTCTGTAAACTCTACAATCCGCATAGCATCTAGTGAGGTTCTAGTGGTAGCAGGATCGGCAAGACAGGTGCTAAGCCCTGTATCGATGGCTCTGTTTGTCGCTGACCAGTTAATCTGATCCAAAATCGAGTTGATGCGCTGGCCTGTAGTTTGACCTGCTGTGCCACCTGTAACAGTTGTAATGTTAGCCATGTTAAATAATCTAAAGGCATCCTCACATCGAATTGTTACAAAGCCAAATTCTTGATCGCGAGGATAGGTGTAGTCATAGGTAACTGTGAATCCAGAAAATAGCGGATAGTCGATGCCAAGCCATGTCCCATAGATAGCAACCTTGCGTAATGGCACGATCTTGCCGTAATAAGGTGAGCTGACATTCTGAGGATTCCAGTCACCATCTGGATCGATGATACGAAATGAAGCTGTGCCTACCTCATACGAATCTTGGATAATGTTTCTGCCGCGATTGATCTGTGTCTGATTGATCTGAGCAGATAGATTGATGACATCAGGCGTATCGCCTTCATTAGCCCAGTCTAAAAGTACCTTTAACTCTGGCTGTGCCATTACGAGATCCTAGAAGATGTAAGTCCAACACCACTGGAGCTTGCTGAATTGACTGCGTTAATAATGGCGTTTTCTAAATCCTGTTGAGCAGTTAGCGATCCAGCGATGTTTACATTGACTACTGTGCCACCACCCATACCTGCACCTGCATTAGGTCGAGCAAAAGCATCTTGATAGTTTGCTGTGGCTGAGACGATAGCTTGATTAGGATCTCTAAAGAATGAGCCAGCATTTGGCCGGGCAAAGTCATCCATGTAGTTCAGCAGATTGTTATTCATCGGAGTGACATTGGCTAACTTAGATAACTCGAAAGCCATCAGTTGAAGTGTTGCCAGCCAGTTTGTAAATGGATTCTGAATATCGTTAAGGCCGATCATGTCAGTTCTAAGAGCTGCTAACTGCTGTGCATTAGACACCATGCTGTTAGCAAGGGCAGCGGCAGCAGTTACATTGCCTTCATTGATTGCAGCTTCTAGGTGATAAATGTCAGTCTTAAGTGCTAGGCGGGCGCGTTCTTCCTCTGTCAGCTTACCCTGCGCGGCAGCGGCTAACTGGATGCCTTCCTCATCAAATACCTTTTGGCCTTGAGCAAGAATGGCTGAGGCCTGATCGAGAGCTGCTTGTTTTTTCTTCTCGGCAGTTGATTGCTTTTGTGCAGCTAGTATTTTCCTTCTACGATCAAGTTCTTTTCTGTCCAATGGATCTTGTTGCTTTTGTACAGCAAGAATTTGCTCTTTGGCTCTGTGTTCATTCTTGTTGTATTCAAGGATCTCTCGGCTTTTCTTGCCAGACTCTTGTAGATAACCAAGATAAGCACCAACGATAGGAATCATGCCAACATCGAGTTGGCCAACCCCAGGAATTGATTTGAGTTGAGCTGCTAATACACCAACCCCGCGGATGACATCAGCGATGTAGAGTGCAGCATCCTGCATGTTAGTTGCTAATTCAGCAGCAGATTTATCTTCCCCAAGATTAGTCAAAGCATCGATGAGACCAGTACCAATAATTTCTGATGCTTCAGCTGCGCCTGTTGATAGGATGGCTAACTGGCCTGAGAATGTATTGGCAGCGACTGTGGCTGATCCAGCGAAAGTCTGTGCTAATTCATCTGTTATCTGTTCAAAGGATTTAGTCTTTAGATCGGCCTTGCTAAGTCCTACACCTAATCTGCTAAGTGCCGTGTTATTGCCTAGGTAGGCTCGGCTCAAACTTGTAGTTACTGCATTGACATCTTTACCTGTTGAGGCACTTATGTCTAGGGCAAGGCTCATCAGCTTTTGTGTCTGGGCTGTGTCCTGTGTCGCTATTGCTAATCTTTGATAGGCAGGGCGTAGTAGATCATCGACAATACCAAACTCAGTTTGTATCTGTTTGATATATGCCTCAGCATTGGAAGCATCTCGCTCTAGGCCAACATTCTTTAATGCTAGGGCTAACTGTTGCTGTGCCTTTTGATCATCGGCAGCAGCTCTAACAGATGCCTTGGCATAGTTCAACACAGCGGCAGTACCAAAGGCTAAGCCAAAGTTTCTGGCTAGATTCTTGACACCTTTGCCAAGTTTCTCTGTTGCAGTTTCAGCTTGCTTAAAGGCTTTTTTACCTGTGAACTCCGTTGCGATATCAATGACTACATTGGCCATGATTACCCTCTCACCGTAGCTCGATCATTAAGGCGTTTGGCTGCATTTTGGATTGCTTCTAATACTGCAACCCTAGCCTTTCCATTATTCTCATCATAAGCACGATACAAAGCGCGACCACGCATCTTGCCATCGCCACGCATTACTGCCCCTGACTTAGCAACCTGATTTTTTACAAAGCGACTTTCTGGAGTCTTGCGCCCCATCGTCTCATAGATTGCTCCAGCGGCAGTTTTGTTAAACACGCGAGCAAGTGATCTGAAACCTCGGCTGTTTGGCTTTGATGGGGTTGTCTTATAGCCTACGCCTGATTTGACCACTCTAGGATCATAGGCTGGAAAGTTTGCCTCTGACATCTGGCGTGGTAGCCATCCGCTTAGGACTTGTCCTCGATCTGGCAGATAGCCTTTAGCAGACTTTGTAATTGGCTTAAGAGCTGCACCGATCTCTTTAGGCAGTTTCTTTGCCAAGTCTGGAGTGAACTCCCTTAATGACTTGCGGAGATTAACGGCGCCTTTTACTGTTGCTGGCATCTCTAATCTCCTTTGCTTCTTCTCGTAAGCCTTCAAGTAACGCATCAAGCATTACTTTGTCTAACTCTAATAAAAGTTGTGGCGCGATCCCTAACCTTATGCTTAGCCTAGCAATAAGGTAGGTGAGTGGGAGATCGCGCTTTAAGCTAAAGGGTCGGATTCCTCGACAGAAACACTCTTGAGAGTTTCTATGAAGTCCATCCCAAATGGCTTTACAGATTCACCTGACCTGCGTGTGACTTCCCATGCCAGCCAATAAACATCCGATTGCTTTTCCTCATCTCGGAAAGCCTTGTGGAAACCCTTTTTAGCGTACATCTCGAATGCGTACTCCACCGCTGGGGTGATCTCGCCTTCTAATACACTTCCATCTTGTCGAACGATCTTTAGTCTTGCCATGGTTTGCCCCTTTGTTAGTTGTTTAGAATGAACCTGATGTTGCTACTGCGACAGTTGAGTTACATGTAAATGTAATGCTCTGTGTGCCAATATCGCCCACAGCACCGTTGATGTCTGTTGTGTTATTGACCAGGATTGAAACTGTGTATAGCGGGTTAGTCGCTGATACGATTGTTCCCTTTTCCTGTAGGAATACAGCTGTGACTGTAGTTCCGAAAGCAGCTTGTAGTGTTGCGAGAGTCTTTGTTGCTGCTGTGTCATTTAGGAAATCGATAGTTACTGTTGATGCTTCTAATCCACGCACGAATTTGTGGCTTGAGTCACCCATTGCAGTTATTTCGAGTTCATCGAATGTGCGATTGATTGTTACTGCTGTTACTAGGTCTGAAAGATCAACGGAGTTAATCTTCACACCGACTTTGTTATTTAGAAATACAGCCATGAGATTATTCCTCGTCTTTCTTAGTGGTTGCTGGCTTTGGTGCTGGTGCTACCTGCCCGATTTTTTTCAGGAAGGCTTCGTTCTCTTTTTCCCACTCGGACATATTAACTCCAACTCGTTAGGATATTGACTGACATCTCACAGCTGAGCAGATCGCCTGATGCAGCGTTGAGAATACTTGGTGCGCTGATTGCGCTTACATTATAGGTCAAAGATGATGCTGCGAGCTTTGCAAACACTCCACAGACTGCATCCTCTATTCCGTTGAGGTTTCCTTCATTGTCAAACAAAGGCACAGTAATAATAATTTTGAAGTTAGCCATAGGGCTGATTGTGATGTGCTGGTTATTGCTAGGTGTCAGATAAGGATCATCTGGACTTACGATTACAGAGTTAGCCAATACCGTTGCAGGTGGAAAGGCAAAGGTCTGGTATTTAGTGTTATCGACTAGAGCTGTGGCTAATGTTGTCCGTAGGGTAGTGACTGCAACTGGCATTATCCCACCATCGAGCGAGGGTCTAGTGCGTGTGCGATCAATCCTCGCACCTTAGCGAGAAGCTGTGCGCTCA